TACTGCTTCAGTTTCATTTGGCCCCTGTCTAGGTTGGTGCCAAACTTTTCAACATCCGATGTCAGGGTAACAAAGTGTGTTGCAAACTGACCAGTTCTTCTTAGGTTTTCACCAAAGGATCTGTTCATGGTCGCTACTTGACTTGCAAGTCTTGCGTCCGATTGAATTATCTGTGCTTGAAGTTTTGAAAGAGAGGCTGCAACCTTATTGACATCTGCAATAAGACCTGAGAAATCTGCATTAGCAACTATATTAGTTACAATTCTTTCATCAGCCATTTATCTTTATTTTACTCCTTTGTGTAGCCTAGACCTGCTCCGATTCCAAACCCTGCTTGTGCTGCAAGGCTTCCCTGTAGAGAAACTATGTCATCACCTGAAGCATCTATACCAAGCGCTTTTCTTTGAATGTCATCAAAGGTTTTTGTCTGTGGTGCTGAGTCTTCGTCATCTACATCTAAATCTATTCCTTTAAGACTTGCCGTAAACTTTCTGTCTTCCGACTTTTGTTTCTTAAAAGATTTCAACGTTTGAATAAGTTCTGGCATTGAAAGACTTTCTTCTAGTTCTTCGTAATTCTTCCAGTGTCCTAAAAGAAAAACTTCACCCTCTAAAGCGGCTAAATCTAGTTCTGACCAGCCAGAACCGCTGCCGCTAGAAGGTTTGGGTCGTCCATCTTAATCCCACCACATACCTCAAGGATACGATTGATTGTAGGAACATCTAGTGCATCTTCTAGTGCATCTCTATCTGCTACCAATTCTGGTAGTTGTTTTTCAAGTGCTACTGCAACTGCGTCAATTAGAACATTAAGGGTTTGTGCTTCTGTAGTTGACTCTCCTGCACCTTGCAGGACAAGCATAAATTTTCTTAGTTCTTTAATACTTAAAGGCTTTAACTTAACTGTTGAGCCATTCTGAAGCGTTACTTCTTCTACGCTATATACTGTTGTTGCCAATTTAATCCTCCTAGGATCTAGTCTTAATTATTATAACATATAGGCATTATCTATACAAATGGAAAACCCCCAGTTTCCTGGGGGTTTTCATTAATAAATTAAATTTATTATACTGCTAATACACGGTCAATAATCTTGCCGTATTCTGAGCCAGAGTAGTTAGCATCTGGTAGAAGACGGAAAGTCACTGGGAATGTAGTTGGAGTTGTACGTGCAAGAGAGAATTGTGACTGTTGTACAGACAAAACTCTACGTGCATAGTAAACACGCTCTGATGCTGTTGAGCTGGCTGTTGGAGCCAAACCTACTGCAATTAGCTGACGCTCTGTTGGAGACGCACCAAGTGCACCTGCCTCTAGACCAAGTACGTCCTTCTTTGTAACTCCAGTTCCTGATGTTGTTAGTGTTGCTGAGCCTTGTCCAAATACAGCTGCGATATTCTCAAGTGTACCTTCTGACATTTCTGTTGCAATCATAACTTCCATCGCAGACTTGAACAGCTTAGCTGTATCAAGCAACTGGTCAACTGTTACTGAATCGTATGTTGGGTTGTATGTAATCTGAAGACCATTGTTAGTAAAACCAACGTTACGGTATCCAAAAAGTCCTGCTGTTTGATTAACAGCATTTAGTGAATCTGTGTATGAAACTCCTGATGCAAAAGCTGGTACACCAACTGTTGTTGCACCTGCAGTTACTGCTACACCTGCTTCTGCATTTGCGATATAATCTGCATCGTTAACGTCAATAGTTGACAAGAACAATGGAGATGCGCCAACGAGAATGTTTTTAGCATTACCTACGGATTGTGCCATAGTTATTTTCCTCCTATTTATAAAAATATATATATATTATTGTAAATCATTAAATCTTGGCTGGCTAGGCCCTTCCCTCTATGTACAATAATAGAGTATAATGCGCCCAAAGGCAAATTAAGCGAATCTGCCAGATTGATCTAGGTGTCTTGCGTATTTTACCTCAAGGATAACATCTGCTGACAGGAATCCAGCCATTTCTTCTGACGGAGAAGTAGGGGATATGTCGGCAACAAAAATACTAAAGAATTTAAACTTCTTTGATGTGCCAGAGTAAGCGTTTGCACCCTTGGCCGAATCATCCATTCTTCTAAATAGGTCTGTCATTAAGTTTCTGATCTCATTGATTTCTGAAACATCAGTTGAATATATAGTGAACAGGATCTGCTCACAGCAAATTGCCCAGTTGTCTTCATAGGACAACCCTATCTTGTCATAGACAATATGCTTCTTTCCGCTCAAGAATTGATTCATTTCGGGAGACTGCTGAATGGGGATAATTGGGACAATCTCTTGGCCTATATTATCTGAATAATAATCTGTTGCAGTAAATATATCATTTGATTTTAATTCGTTCCATAGGTACTTTCTCAAATCAAGCATCACATCTGCCTTGTAATCTGTCATACGACACCTCCAAATGCTGCAGCAACTGCTGATTCTGCTTGCATATTTAATGTATTTGCGTTAAATGAATATTTAACTTTTCTAACATCTGATGGGACCCTCATTGCTTTAGTTAATGATGAATTAAATAGCTGTTGGAATCCCGATCTTTTAATCGCTCCATTTACTAGATTACCTGTAAAGAACTGTGCGTAGGCTATTTGAAACCTTCCTGTTGCTTTGCCTCCGCCAGGCTTTGTAACGGTCACAGAAGCCCCTTTAGGCATATACACTACTCCAGTACTAGTTTCGAATACTAAACGCTCTGCGGACTTAGGGCGGATTACTAGAGGCATTCCAGCTTCCATCACAGAAGCTTTATTAATAAATACATGTCTTCTTTTGCCAAAATTATTTGGGACGGAAGATTTGGATGGCTTAAACTTAGATGTAATTTTAAAAGAAAGTCCGTCTGTTGACAATACGCTTAAATCAAATAACCTAGAACCTCTATTACCTGTCTTATTCCACTCATATACGTGGTGTAAAGATTTAGGATTCATTCTTGCTTGAGAGTCTACATATAGCCCAAAGTCTTGTTCAATTTGTTTAAATATAACAGATTGGAATTTCTTTTCAAATGCTTTATTTGTTGTTAGTTTAGATACTACTTGAGCTTGATAATATATTGCAGCAGATATCTGTGCCACTGTACTATCTCTTAAAACTGTACCTTTAGTTCCCGCCATGCTTTTTTGAAGACCGCTGGCAGCTGTAACTAGTAAAGAGCTATTGTCCAATTGTCTGGTTTTCCGATCTCTTGACAGTAGAGTTATACCCCAGGACTCCACCCAGAGGATCTGTCATTGGAGTTGTGCCCATTACTTCAAAAACAGTAGGAGTGTTGGTTGGAAAATTTAGCTCTTCCCAAATTACTGTTCCTTCTGTATCTCTAATATTTGTGATTTTTTCTCTTAATGTTATTTTCTCAGATGTTCTAATTTGTAGCACTTGCTCATTAGTATATTTATTAGAAAGTATTTGTCTATCTCCAGTCCTGCTTGAAGAAGAGTTGCTTATAATTCCTTTAGCGCTGCATGGAACAGTTCTATCAAACTGCCATTCTTTTTTTATTGAGCCTGTATCTGGATCTTGCAAATCAAATTGTTTGTAGACATCCAACAACATGGGCATAACGGAGTCAACAAGGTCATACATTAGATCACAACCATTTTATTAATAACGTATGGGGCTAACAATTGGTCTGCATAAAGATTGCCTGTTGCCGAGTAGGCGGCAGGGTTGTACTCAAATTTCCAATCAAATGTTTGAATTGACTTCATATATTTATTGCGCCAAATTTTATCTTTTGAGAAATAGTCTTTCATTAACTCAATGCATGCAAGTTCAATTTCTGACGGAACCTCTTGCCATCCAAATGTACCCTGAACACGATATACTGAGCCTGGTGCAAAAGAACCACCCCAGGTGTCATTTATTGTTGGAGGAACCATTCCATTTGCTGTATACACAGTGTTATCTAGCATGTTTGCTCTATTTACTCTTATACCAAATCCAGTTTCAGATATAATTGTGTCATAGTTCCAGTTATCTATGTTGTTAATCGTGTCTAAAAGCAGTATGTCATTTTGGTATAATTCGTGAATTTGAGATATTTTACTAGACAATGGCAATGTATCGGAACCAGAACCATATACTATTTCAACGTCATCATATAAATAGAATTTTTGATCTGTATACGCTTCAATTATTTTTCTAGCGTATCTCTCTGCATTGCAAAGTTCAGTATATGACTTTGAATTGGGATCTGAATAATCTGACCCCAATCCTAAAGCATCTACTGCCTGATTCATATCCGTATAAGGAGTCTGAACAAAAACCTTGTGTTCTCTTTCTGCATTTTGGCCATTTACCATATATGTCCAGGTTAATTTAAATTGCCTTTGTCTACTACTATAATCAAATGGTAAATAAACACTGTATGTGCCAGCATCTGTTTCTGATTTTACTGTGGTAAATGTTGCTAAAGCTACACCTGGATTTATTGCTGGGGTTATTGCTGGATCTTCTGTGATATCATAAACTTTAACGACTGGCAATGAATCAGCATCTGTTAGCTGCCCTTGCCAGAACACTTTGTGTGTTATTGGTGCATTTGAATCTACTAGAATTTCCATTTAATAAAGGTTAAGCGTAGTACTCCTGAACTTCCTTTGGAGTTGCTAAGCGGAAACCTTCCTCCTTGTCAAAAATTTCTTGAGCGTGATCTGATGTCATTGCAACAAAAGGATGCTCTTTTGTAAACGTAAACCCAAGGATATCATATCTATAATTCTCTCTAGTCATTCTAACTAGCATAGTGTTTTCTGGTTGAGAATCAAGATTAAATCTTGGAAGAATTTCTTCGGCGACTTCGCTAAATTCATCTGCCGCCTTTTCAATATCTTTAATAGTCTTTTGGTAAACAGACCATGTTACTCCCTCTTCGGCAAGAGCGGCAACAATATCGGCCTTATTCTTTAGTCCATCAGTATCAACTGCAAAGTCCTCTGCAACTTTTCTGAGTTCTGCTACTTTCAATGTCTCAAATGACATATATTCTCCTTTGTTAGGTTCTTCAATTATAGCATTGTTAAATTAAAATGAAAAGCCCCCAAAATTAATTGGGGGCCTTTCTGCAGTTAATTCTTAATTAATTAAGAAGCAACCTTAACGTTCTTTACGACAACCCAAGCATCTGCTTGTTCGATCTGGACGCCAACACGAGTATACATTGTGTACTCGATTGAGTCCTTACGTGGCCAGAAGAAGCGGTAAACAGTTACATCACGCTTGATTCCAATAACTACGTTATTTGGGAATGACAAGTGGATATCTCCGTGTGAACCAGCGGCTCCTGAATGTGTTCCAGTCTGTGTCTCATTAAGAAGTGGTACTTCAACAATCGGAATACCGAATGCAAATGGTGCCACATATCCTGCAGGTCCACCTAGTGGTGCAACTCCTCCACGGATTACGCTTGAAGCGATATCCTGTGGGATTGTCTGATTTGTTCCAATGCTGTTAGCATATAGGAAATCCTGAATCAAGTTTGATCCAGCAAGGAAGCGAAGGTCTCCACGACGTTGCTTGTACTTACGTGGCATAGCCTTAAGTGCCTTGTTGAATACTTCACGAGATACGTTAGCACCAGCTGCGTCTACGACACGACCTGATGCCTTTGCCTTCTTTACAACGCCATCAAATGACTTGTAAAGAGCGTCTGAAGAAAGTGATGTGTCACCGTTAAGAATAACATCTTCGATGTCATTTCCTGCCTGTGTTGCCATCAAACGTGCAATGTGATCTTCTAGATCTGCACCTTCGATGTTGTCTTCTAGAGACTCAGTTGAAAGCTCCCAATCCATGCGAAGCTTCTTTGTTGTTAGAGAAATCTTTGAGAAAGTTACTGCTGAGTTAGCAGCATCGTTATCTCCTTCAGTTGCAAGCTTCATAAGCTTTTCACCAACGGACATACGGTCAATCTCGGCTGTGTCTGACTTCATACGGACTGTACGTGCAACTTTACCGATTACGGTTGCGTCGAACATATAGTCAAGGAAGCGAGCAGACTGTTCAGGGTTTAGAAGACCACCATTGCCATTTTCAGACGCTGTGTGTACTCCTGCACCACCAGTTGTTGAAGCAAAAGTGCCACGGGCTGTTGTGCCAGTTGCAATTGCTTTTTCTAATGTTTCATTACTCATTTATTTTTCACCTACCTTAGTTAAATATTTCGTTCACGGAACCGAGGAAAGAACCGTTCCATTTGGATTTTTTGATTGTTACTTCTTCTGATCGGCCAAGATCTGAAGACTTTTTAATTGCAGTCTCTGATTCTACTGCATCGACACGCTTTTGTACACCATCAATCGTGCTCTTGATATCATTTACAGCACTTGAAAGTACTGTGTGTTGTTCTGCCAACTCTGAAATTCTAGCATCTACGCTCTTGCTAAAAGCTTCAACAGTCTCTTGGATTGTTGTAACTTGTGCTGCATTTGCTTCAGATGCCTTGTTTAGAGTTTCTGAGAAAAAGCCTTTTAGATCGCCTAACATCTTCGCAAAATCAGGTTCATCAACCTTATCTTCTGATACTTCGGCTGCTTTTTCCAGAGTCTCGGCAGGAACGTCTTCTACTACTGCATCTTCTGCAGGAGCCTCAACTGCTGCATCATCTGCAACAACTGCTGTCTCTTCAACGGCTACTTCAACTGGTGCATCAACTGCAACGTCTTCAGCAACTACGTTTTCTGTGTTATCTGACATTTCATTACCTCCTTCTGCGTTTGCCTGTTTTGCAATTTTTTGTGTATCAGGCAACGTAAATCTTGACTGCTTATATGCATCAAGAATCTTATCAATCTCTTTTGCTTTATTGACATCTGAACTTTCAACCCAACCAATAAGTTGTGCTGGCTTACCAGATACTGGTGAGTCATATGTCTTATCTGTTGAGATAAAAACAGAATTACTGTCTTCACAGTAAAAAATATTTTCGGTTACAACATCTACTGCTATACCCTTTGCGATGTATTGTCCATTTACTTTCTGAATAGAAAGAATGTTACAAAGCTCATTTGCTGGAGAATCTACAATTGATAGTTCCATCAGTTCGTAGTCTTTGATAAATCTTACAGTTTTACCTGTTGCTTTATTAACTTCATTGTCTGACTCTTTAATCTTTCCGCCGATTGAGAATCCTGAAAGAGTTCCGTCAAGAACTTTCTCCCAGCTATCCTGTGCGCCTTTTGAGATGTATGCTGTTACATAGACGCCGTTATAAAATTCTTTTGTTGCTGGATCATAAAATGTTTCTGGCTTGAAAGAAACCATCTTGCCAACTGCAAGAGATCCGTGCATCTCACGAATATTTCCACGGAAGTTTTCAAATGCTTTTACGCTTGCTTCTGCTGTTACAACATCACCTGTTTGATCAACATTGTCGAGTGTTGCAAAGCCAGATACAGTTCTCTTTTCACGATTAACTTTAGTGAAAGGAACAGACAAATTAATGTCGTTGCCATGGCTAGTCCATAAAGACTTTTCAATATTCATATGCTTAATTTTAGCGACTTATAGATAAAAAGGCAAATAACAGTTGAGTGGGGTTAGTCAACTTGTCTTCCA